GGAGTTTTGAAGGATCAGCTCTTGATTGTGTTCCCAAAATCAGTTCATGACCATGCTGACATTACAGGGAGCATTGCCTCGTCAACGGAATTGACGCGTTTCAACACCGTTAATGGTTGTCTCATGACTCCTGCGGATGGTGTTGTTATGATGCGATATGGACAGGTTCGCGCAGTGGATGACGTTCTACCTTACGGTGACAGCTTTGGAAATTCCTACAAACTACGTTCTGCGTATCAGTACAATCTGGAAACAAAGGACGGAGACTGTGGGGCGATTTTGATGGGTGTTCATGTTGGGCTTGCACGCAAGATCATCGGCGTCCATGTGGCGGGAACATATGGGATTGGCATGGCTTCTCCTCTGAACATCGACGATATTCGGCGTGCTCTGGCTAAAGTGGAGATGGATGCTCAGGTGAGCCTCAACTTGGACCCTCTATTGAAAACACCTGTTGCTGGTCAGAAGATCGCATTGCCGGAGGGAGACTTTGTGCCAGTCGGAAAAGCTCTGTACAAGGTCGCTTCCCCAACCAAGACTGCATTGCGTAAGAGTGCTGTGCACGGACTCATCACGAAACCCAGCACAGCACCGAGCGCTTTGCAACCACAAAAGGTGAACGGCGTGCTTGTGGACCCAATGCAGCAAGGTCTTAAGAAGGCCGGAAAAATCCCGCCATCTCTGGATACTACGCGTTTGGCTATTGCTGTCAACGACGTGGAGCGCATTGTGAACACTTTGCCAGAGCCAGACCACGCTCGTGTGCTCACTGATGATGAGGCGGGCGATGGAGTCGAGGGAGACGCGTTTCTGGCACCAATTAACCGCAAGTCTTCCCCTGGATTCCCTTTGACTCGAGAGAAGAAGGGGATGCCTGGAAAGATGCGCTGGTTAGGAGACACGGAGTACAAGTTGGATCCAGGGATTAAGGAGATGATGAAGCAAGTTGAGGAGAATGCAAAGAACAACGTGCGTACACCTACCATCTGGACTGACACGCTCAAAGACGAACGACGTCCATTGGAGAAAGTTCGAGCCGCAAAGACGAGAGTCTTCGCTGCAGGGCCGATGGTTTACACGTTGGTTTTTCGTAAATACTTTCTCGGCTTTGCTGCTCACTGCGCCAAAAACAGGATTGAGAATGAGATCTCTATCGGGACCAACCCTTATTCCCTGGATTGGACGCGGACTGCCA